AACGCTACGTAATCTCATTTCTTCAATCCTTTCAGGGTTTCCACCAGCCTAGCCCGCTTACCCTCGACACCGGGTTTCTTTGCAGCTGCAGCTAGTTTGCTGGACGGAATCTTTTCACCAGCTTTAACACCTAACGTTTTACGTAATGCGCCAGGTTTTTTAATTGCCTTTTGAATCCATTTCTCAGCCATCATTTTACCTTTCTAAATGCTTTGGTCTTCTCTTTAATTGCTTTTGGTTGCGCTACAAACTGCTTACCCTTTGCTTTTCCTGCGCGTTTAGCCTTTGTGGTTGCTGCATACTCCTGCGGGCTTAACGCTTCAATCGCTTTTTTTGGCAAATATCTTTCACCCGTTTTACTAGAAGGCTTACCAGATTTGGTTGTCCATTTCTGTTCACCCCAAGCTTTTAACGAGCGTTGCGGTTTTGCCAACCCACTCATTTATAGCCACCACCTGCCGCTTTATATTTCTTAGCTACTAACTGCGCTTTACGGGCAGACCATTTACCAGCGCCAGTTCCCTGAGTAGCAGCAGCTTTAACCTGAGATAAAATGCGCTTACGTAACTCAGGCTTTGTGTAATTACCAGCAGCATTAACCTTACCGCCATCTTTTAACAAAACGGCGCTTTTAGTAGCTTTAGGCTCTTTGGCTGGGTTAATAATACCCATGCCACGACTAGCTTTCATCTTGCTTTTCCGTATCCACGAGTAGCCAATTTACCTGCCACTTTACCGCCTTTTTTCATGCCGTCAGGTTTTTTCATTGGCGAACTAAGCATATTCATACCACCTTTTAAGATGCCCATGTACATGTCTTTTGTTTTTTGGTCTTCAGACTCCATAGCAGCTTGCTTTTTAGCCAACTCAGCTTCGTAATTAGCGTAGCCCTTCTGAGACTTTGCGGTCTCAGTATCGTTCATGATCCGGCCTTCTGAATCTTGCTGTAGTGGTTTAGGCATGATTACTTAGCTTTCTTGCCCATGTAGCCGCCCCCACACATTTTTTCTACGTGGTCATCGTGAATCATGTAGCCTGCTCCGTGCTCGCCAAAAACTTCAGCGTGTGGCTTGTGGCCAGAAGCGTGCATCTTAATTGATTTAGCTAAAGTCTCGTGCTTAATTGGCTCGATTCCAGCTTCTAGGGGTGCGTGATCCATTTTCATATCATTTTTCCTTTGGTTTTACCTTTAGTTACACAGCCGTCTGCACGGCCACCTTTAGCCATTTTCTTCATGGCCATACCGCCTTTTTTAAGGGTAATCTTAGTGCCCTTGCCACCTTTGTGTTCTTGAGCGTCGTGCTCTTTGAACGCTTTCTTAATCATAGCAATATCTTGTTTCTTATCCATTGCCATTTCTTTTTTTGATTCTGATTTGGATTCTTTTTCCATAACTTTACCGCCTTTTTTCATGCCGTCTTCTACATTCTTGGGATTAAAAGGTTCATCGGTTTTAACGCCACGTTGTCTTTGCATTGCCATAATTTTTCCGCCCTTTTTCTTTCCAATGTATTTTGTTAACTCAACTGCAGGTACGCCTTTAGACGAACCCAAAACTCTACCGTGTCTAGTTACATCACGGTTAATCATATTAATGCCACCTGCTGCAAACTTCTTACCTTTGTCAGCTTTTAAAAATTCTTCGCCAACGGAAGCTTTAATACCTACCTTCTTGGCAAAAGCAGGATTCTTAGCAATTGCAGCCATGAAGTTATGCTGTTTTTTGGAAGTGCTAGGCACGAGTCTTACCTCTTTGCGCTATACCGTCATGGTGCTTAAACAATTTAACTTTACCACCTTTTTTGTAGGTGGCTTTTGGATTAGGCGTCAACATTCCGTGCATCATTTCCATGTCTGCTCCGCCGCCGCCAGCCCCCGCTCCACCACGAGATGAAGTAGTTTTTGTGGCTTTAGCGAACGGATCTTCAACGCCGGCTTGTTTTGCCATTTGTGAAGTTCCAAGTTCACTTAACTTATTTCTAGCAACTTCTTTAGCTTTAGCCATTTCTTGGCTGCCGTTATCCGGCAAATCAAGAATACTTTGATATCGTTTATATGCCGCTGAATTAGTAAAATCACTCATTACTTACTCCAGAATCCTTGAAACAAATTAGCCATAATAGCACCAATTAAAGCTGCAGCGCCGCCAACACCAAGTAACAATCTCCAACCGCCATGAGCTTCAGCCAAAGTTTTTTGAATGGCTTGAATAGCAGTTTTAATTTCAGACATCTCTTTTACCATCTTGTCCATGTCAGCCTGCAAGTGCTCAATATCGTTAGCGTGTGTGGCTAATTCTCTAGCCGTTAAAATTGGGTCAATATCACTCATTTTGTTCCGCACTTCCACCGTCTTAAACTAGCTGCTTTACGAGTTGGTTTGCCGTTCTCATCTTTCATTGGTCCAGGCATACCAGACATTCTAGCGCAAAAAGATTTCTTTCTAGGACCACCTTCAGGTTGTGGAGCTTTTAAATGCGAGCCAGTAGCCGCATTATACTTAGCACGACCTTTGGCGGTAAGCCCAGCGCCCTTAGATGCAGGCAACTTTTCACCGCGACCAACCGCAAGCGAAACACCTTTTTTCTTAGCCATAAAAAAGTGTAATACCAGTTACGTTAGATAGTTGCGCATAAATTTGGTTATATACCAATGCGCCTTCACCCGGCAACAGCACGGATATTATAGCTGCTGTGCTAGCACTTGTATCAAAAGAAGTAATCCATCTAGTTGCAATAGTAGCAGAACCTGTACCGGTAATAGTTCCAGAATTAACATCTTGAACTGTAAAGCTATTTGCGTTAACTACCGTAACTACATAATTACCGTTGGTAGCTGTTCCGCCTGTACCTGCTCCATAAGCAATGCCTATAGATTGCCCAGTTACAAGTCCATGAGCAGTCAAAGAAACAGTTACAGTATTACCTGAACGAGTATAGGTTCCGGTTGTTACCGGTGCTGTTGCGCTGTCCCATAAATTAACTGTACCAGCAGTACCTGTAGGTACACAAAAAAACCCTCTAAGTCTTGTACGTTGTGGGTTTGTGGCAAAACTGCTTACGTTTACGTGTGCCGATAATACATCGGTTTGCATTGTCATAATTAATCTCCTTAAATTTTAAAAAGGGGACCGAAGTCCCCCGGGATTAATTAGTCAAAATTACCGTATGGGTAAGTTGTTGCATTGCCAATACTTGTATCCAACTGGGTGTAACGAACTGCAAAAGTAAATGTACCTGCAGTAATTACTGGCAGAGTTGTACCTGAACCGCCTGTGTAAGGAATAGTCAAAGTAACAACAACTTGGGAAGCCAATGATGAGTATGGGCTTGTGCCTTGGACTGGGCTTACAGTGATATCACCAGTAGTAGAGTTTTGGGCAAGCAATTGAGCGCCAGTTAAAGCAACGGTGTTACGGCCAGTAGCAGCGTTCATAGAAGCTACGTTAGCATAAGTAGTTGTATTAAACGCATTACCAATGCTAGCAGTTACTGTGCCGATTGTGCCGCCAGTAGCAGTAATAGCTACATTGGTGTCAATCAAGAAATCATTAATATCTGAGCCGTATGGCAAGTAAAATACAACGCCACGGTACAAAGTACCAGAACCGCCAGTACCAGAGTCAGCAGTAATAGTAGCTGCTACAGGTGGGTATACGCTAGAAGAAGGGGTGTAAACAGTAGCGTTTACGTTAGGAACGGTATTTCCGTTAACAAATTGACCCGATCCACCGGCATAGCCAGCTGTACCGTTGGTAGAATTGGTTAAAACAATAGATGTTGACTGAACTAAATCAGTATAACCTACGTTGCGTAGGGGAGAAAAACGGTTTGGGCCTGATAAAATTGGGCCTTCAAAGGTAGCGCGTGCCATAATAAATTGTCCTATGCAAAGTAAGCCTATACCAATCGTTGCATCGTCTGCTGGGGCAGTCCGGTATAAGCAATCACCCAGTTAGCGTAAGTATACATCTTTTTTAATTTTTGCAACATATTTTTTGGGTAAAATGGGCTGAAATAGGCAAATAATTGGGCGGAGAATGGGTAATGAAATTCATAATAAAAAAAGTGGACACAAGAGATCAAGCGATTCAATCCCTGTTGCTATTTCTGCAGAAAAAGATTTTGCCGTCGGACAGCCCATACAAACCGGATCGGGGTCATTGGTGGATTGCTTATACAGAAGATGGCAAGCCAGTTGCTTTTGCGGGTCTTGCGCGTTCACAGAAATGGACAGATACAGGTTACTTATGTAGAGCTGGTGTGCTTTACGAATATACTGGACACGGACTACAAAAACGTCTTATACTGGCGCGAATCAAACAAGCTCGAAAGCTAGGATGGAATTGGCTAATTACCGATACAACAAACAATCCAGCATCAGCCAACTCGCTAATCAATGCGGGTTTCAAAATCTACCGGCCCGGTCAGCCCTGGTCTTTTCGCAATGCAATCTACTGGAAATATAAGGTAAACGCAGATGCCATACAAAGACAAGAGCGTAAAAAAGCAAAAGCACAAGGAGTACAGCCGTGAGCACTATTTAAAAAACCAAGAAGAAGTAAAAAAACGCACCGCAGAAAAAAAGAAACAACAGCGCATAGATTGGGATACATTTAAACGTACACTTAAATGTGCAAAATGTGGGTTTTCGCACCCAGCAGCATTAGACTTTCATCATACCGACCCCACTAAAAAAGATGCCATAGTAAGCAAATTTAGCAAAGACGGCCAGTATAAACGGGCTATGGAAGAGATAGAAAAATGTGTGGTGCTGTGCTCTAACTGCCACCGAATACACCATTATGAAGAAAGAAAAAACCCAGCCTTGTGAGCTGGGTTTTTTACTAGGGTACATTCAGATTAGAATGAACCGCTTGATCCCCATGCTCCGAGTGGATCGGACCAGCCGAACGAGTAGCGCTCGCGGGATTTGTAACGTACGTTACCAGTATCGAAGTCACCGTCCATAGAATTCTGGAGAGGTGTACGCTCGAAGTGCTTCAAGCCGTTTGGAACGTCGGTTAACAAGAACCATGCGTTTACGTCGGTCAAGAAGTGGTTAACTGTGTAACCTTCTGGAATCGTGCCATTATTCTTCAATGCGTTGATATCGTTGTTGTTGGTGCCAACACGGAGGTTAGTCTCAAGCAAACGAGTTGCAACGAACATTAATGATGGTGGGATTACCAGTTTACGTGGTTTAGCAGCGATCAACAGACCACGCTCATCGGTCCATGCAGCGATTTGAATGGTAGCGGCTTCCAAAGAAGTCTCATTCAAGTCTACAGGGGTAGCAGCAGTATTGCTGTTTGTGCCACCAGAAACCAATGGGTGTGCTGTAGAGAACAGGGCAACGCCGTCGCCACCGAGGTAGCTTGAGCTAAAACCGTTGTTCAATACAGATGCTGCTTTAACTTGCTTGGTGTAAGCCATTGCACGAGCCAATGCTTTAGTGTAACGAGCAGACAA